TGACTTTTCGTTTAGGTAGCTAGTGCTATATTCAGCAGCAAATGCTTCAAATAGCTTGCGACCAAAGTCATTTTTACGTGCAGTCTCGATATCTTCTTTCAATTGACCAATTTCTTGACCAAGTTTCTTTGAAACTGTTTCTGATACCAAACTTGCACTTTTTGCAACAAACTCTTTTTGTACTGCTGCAAATTTTTCTTTAGCTTCTTTTACAAGTTTAACCTTGGTTTCTGCTAAGTCTTTTTTATCTTCGTAAAATTCTGCAATTTCCTTAGATAGTGCTTCGACTACGAACTCTTCTAGCTTGGAAAACTTTTCCGCCATTGCTTTTTGATCTTCGTGTAGTTCGCTAACTTCTTCGCTTAGTTGCTTAGTAACAAACTTCTGTAGTAATGCAGCGTTTTCACGCATTTTTACTGCATATTTTGCTTTAGCTTCTGCAAGACCTTTACGATCTTCTGCAAATTCTGCAAGCTCAGTTGCAAGACGCTCTTCAAGCATTGTATCAATAGCTTCTACCATTGTTTGCTTGTCGTGCTCATACTTTTTAGCAAATTCTTCACGGAGTTCAGCAGTGACAGCTTTACGATTTTCTACAATCTTTGCTTCCCATGCTTCTTCGATAGACTGGCGCACTTCTTCTGAAACTACATCATTTTCGAAAAGTGTTTTTAGTGCATCCAACATTTACATTCTCCTTTTATTGGAGTCGACTGATTATGTTAATCAGCGATTCTTTTAGATATTTTTGTGCCTTTGCGTCCTCTTTGGTCGCCTGTGCCAGTTCATATGCCTTATACCCACCACGAGTATTCATTAGATGCTCGTAGATTGGCGTAGGATACGCCCCTGGAGCACTAGGTTGAGCAACGACATCTACAGTAATGATTTCAAAATCACTTACTTCGCCACTGCCTTCTACAACATTACCACTACCACGCGACGAAACGCCTAGTTTAACACCACTTTGTATCATAGTGCTAACTAGTTGTCCCATCGGTGTTGGTAGTATTTTCATTTTACCGTAACCGTTTGGCCCATCCATCCACATTTCTGTGATCATATGGCTTACACGGTCCAAATTAATGTTTAGTCCTTCTGGATGATCAACCTCACCGAGAACACTGTAACCTCCGCTGATTTGATCGTTGAGAGTTTTGACAGCCCTACCAATTTCATTTACAGGATATACACGTTGGTTTGCATTACGCACTCCGCCTTGTATACAGATGCCTTTCATGTAAAGGTCTTTTCCGCCTGTAGCGTTATCGGTAGACTCTACAACCATTCCTGCTTGGTCGAATGTCAAATGCTCTCGTAAATAGTTGTTCATCTATTAGTCCTTAATTAGCTGCCAATTGTTGATTTTTTATTGTCAGCTGTTTCGCCTGAGCCTTTTTTCTCTGCTCCGTGGCCTGCTGATACTGCACTTTGTGCCTTACCAGCCTTTGCACCAGGTACATTAACGTTACCAGCGTTGTCTTCTTTTGCAGTTGTGTCTGCTAGACCGTTGCCTTTTAAAGCACCTTTGCCTGCTTCTACAACATCACCGGTATCTCCCTGGTTCAAGTTTGATGCAGTGCCGCCCATGTCGTTTTTACCAGCAACGGTTGACTTCTTGTTTACACCGCCGTCTTCACCTTTGCCTTTAGTTTCAGCACCGTGGCCTCCAACTACTTTTTCAACATACTCGCGCATCTGCTCTGCATTTGACTTAGGAGCTTTTGAAGTTTCTTCTACTTCTTCATCAGCTGCTTCGTCAACTTCTTCGTCTGCTGCTTCTTCAACTTCTTCGTCGTCAGCTTCAAACGCCATTGCTTCTTCTGGCTCTTCGTCGCCTGCGTCCATGTCGTCTCCAGCATCTTCGCCTTCGTCGTCGCCTGCGTCATCACCTGCCATCATAGCATCAAATTCTGCTTTTAGATCATCTAGTGCATCTTCAAGGTCTTCAATACGGTCTTCCATATCGCCGTCTTCGCCACCTTCTTCGTCACCCATGTCCATTTCTGGATCTGCTTCAACATCACCCATCATGTCATCTGCTGGATCTCCGCCCATATCTGCCATTGGATCTGCTTCAACTTCAAATTCGTCTAGATCAAAGTCTTCTTTAACTTCTTCATCATCTGACTCATCTACTTCTTCATCAGAAGCTTCATCTACTTCTTCATCTGACTCATCTACTTCTTCATCAGTTGCTTCGTCAACTGCTTCATCGTCTAAGTCATCTTCTAGTAAGTTTTCGTAAATTTCACGTGATTTTTCTACCACGATTTCGTGGAAAAGCTCTTCTGCACCTGCTTTGTCTTCGTTGACTAGGCGCTCAAGCATTTCTTCAAATTTCTTTAGATCTGCCATTTTTTTCTCCTAATAAATGTTATACCTATGGTAAGGCTGTCAGTTGTATTTAACATATAGAGAGAAATATGCGTAGAAATAGGCTCAAAACGAGCCATTTTGCACAGAAGCTAGGAAAGATTGAACATTTTTTGGAAATCTTCAATGGTAATATGCTTCAAATTACTAAAATTATTTAGTTCTTCAGGGACATAATTATCAGGTGCTATTACTCTAATATACTGTATATCGTTGTGTGTTGACACTACGTTTTTAGTTTGTCGCATCCAATTACCAAAAAATGTAGCAGTATCTGAACTCTTTTTATAATTCATTGTATCAGCATACATATTATTTAATTTTTTACCATCATCCAAACCTTTATAATCAAAGCCTAGTATAAAGATTCTTTTATAATAATGCTGACTAGCTAACCACAATGCTGTAGGACCACTACTCCAACCTTTGCTTGGATTAAAGAAATTTAATCCTGCTAAATTTTGATATGCTTTGTTAGGGTTAGTCCAAACTTCGTGTCTGTGTTGATATTTGCTTTTATTGATTTCTAAAATCATTTTTACATCAACTGCAACTAGATAGTCAGGATCAAATTCTCTATACACTGCATTGCATGCATAGATTTTTCCATGTGGTTTTAATTCAACTAGATCAATTGGTGCTCGGCTTGTGCCGTTACCTAATACAAATGCTGTATCAAATCGTTGGGAGCGCACTTCCGGAACAACAATTTCGTCTTGTAGGAGTTCTTGTTCTTTCTCCCATCTACGTTGTTCTCTTATTATGTGCCATTCTGTTTTTGAATATTGAGACTTGTCTATCTTTGCCATTTATGCCATCGCTGCTTGCTGTGATGCTATACCATACATTTGACGAACAAAGTCAAGTTCATTAGCTTGTTCTTTTGTATGTATTTCAGCAGCTTTGCGAGCACGATTTATCTGGCGTAATGTAAGACGTGTTTTTCTTGTGTCCGATGCGTCAACAATAGAATCGTCATACTGAGGATCATACTGATCGTTTTCAGTAGGTTCAAGTGTTTCTTTGTCGTAGTAAAACAATTCTCTTAGTATCATGTTAGTATTTAGTCTTTTAGATTGTCTGTTCGCCCGCGGGTGCTGTTGCTCCGCCGCCAATATCTTGTCCTGTTGCTGTTTCAGGCGGTGCTCCGTCGCCACCATTTTCTGGTGCTACACCGTCATCTGCAATATCTTCTGCTCCGTCAAGATCGGAACTAATGCCTGCACTGCTAATGCCTGCACTTCTCATTTCACCTGCTGCGTCTGCGCCGCCGCCTGTGAGATTCTCGTCATTCTCTTCTCTCCATAAACGTTCATTCTCAGCAATCTCTTCTGGACTCAATCCTAAGAAACGTTTCATTGCAAATCTATTTGATATAAATGGAACTTGTTGTATTTGACCAAAACTCGGAATACGTGCATTGTCTAGTTCTGATTGTCTATAAGCCGCAAAGTTTTGTGGCTCTTGGAAATGTAAATCAAACATTGCAGTATCAACGTTTACGCCTTTTTCAAGCAAATAGCGTTTAAAGTCCTGATTAAATTCTTCAGTAATTAAACCTTGTAAACGTTCGCAATAGTTGTTAAATCTTAGCTCTTGTATGTAAGCAGTTCCAACTCTTCCATCTTGGAATGAAGTTGCTCCGTCATCAGCACCCGTAGGCAAATAGCTAGAAGGTATTCGTAAGCCGCGTACGAGCTTATTAGTAAAGTATCTAAGA